CAATCACATAATACATTTCATTATTGATCAATCCACCAGCTGGTGAAGTTGCTGTGTGAATTACACGATCACCAGTTCTAAAAGTATTGTTAGCAAAGTAGATTGTGTTGAATTGAGTGTTAATATCAGAAGCTGAGAAATCTTTGGGATCGAAAACGATTCTTCTGTTGTATTCGTTATACTTAACAACAATTGTTTGAGTATCAATTGGTTTTACTGATAAGTTAACCTTATCACCTACTTGTAAACCATGAGTAGAAGCGGTCGAAACAGTAACACTGGTCTTATCAACCTGTCCAGTAATAACGTTATCAAAGTCAGTTACAAAACTGTGATGATCACCACTTCCATTGTTTGTGAAGAAGAGGAGACCAGGTGCACTGTTTACACCAACATAAGAACCAGTTGTTCCCAATCCAACTTTATTTGTGGAGATTCCAATAAAGTCCTTAGAGAGTGGTGCAATGTAGAAGAAATCAAAATCACCAATTGAATTATAAGAAGCAGATTGACCATTCCAAACAGTTAGTTCAGTTCCACCATTTGAATAATAGTAAACTCTATCATTCAACTGAAGTCTGTGATCTGGATAATAGATCGATTGTGGTTCAATGAAGATTTGTGTTTTTCCAACTCCAGGATTGGAGAAAGAAATGGTGTTTCCAACACCAATTCCAGTTGTGGTTCCAATACCAACAGATTCTGCTGGATCAAAGTAAAGTTCACGATTGATCTTGAAGGTTTTGGTTGTTTTGGTTGTTCCAACATTAATTCTAAACTTTCTTGGATCCTCAAAGAGAACCGCTCTGTTTGTGTGAGCAGTTCCAACAGTTTCATTCTGTGCTCTCAGAACTCTAATTCTTTGTGTTGTTGAATCAATGTTCAGAACCTTAACTTGTTCTGTTCCGATTCCGAGAATATCATTTTCACGAATAAATGGATATTCTAAGTTCCCAGAAACATACATGTAGGTGGTGATTCCAGTTTCACCTGTTGATCCAATACCAAGAGTGAGAACAAAGTTATCAGATCTTACACCAACTTGATAAGATCCATCAAAACCTGAGAAGTACTCAGATAAACCATTGATGTTTACAACATCAAGATCCTTCAAGTAATGTGGTTCTGAGGAGAAACCGATAAATTGTCTTCTATCACTGTATGGTGTAAATTCAACTCCCAGGAAGATAGAAGAAGAAGAACTTACCGTGTTGATGGTTTTACCATTAACAAAATTGACCTTAGCCTGAGCTTCCTTACCACTTGTGTCTTCATTGTTGAAAACAACACGATCATTAACTTGATAGTTTCTACCACCACCAAAAACAGTAACAGAATTGATAGTTCCTGTATCAGTAGATTCAATATCTAAAGTTTGTGTTTTAACTTTATTTGAGTTAAAGATATAAGGATAACCACTCTTGGAATCATTGGTGTGATAAGCAGTTGTGTTTCTAAACCAACCATTCAATTCAACATCATAGTTCTTTTGATCGGCAAGTTCCTTTGTATTGTTTAGATTTGGTTTATTTCTAAATGTATCTCCAATCAGATAGGGATATTCTGGTTGTCTATACTTATTGAAAGGACCACTTGTTGAATTACTGGTTGTATTGAACGTTGCATAATAAGCATAAACACCATTTGGATAATCTGGAGTTACACCAAACTTTCCATTGTGTTCATCTAGATCACCATTTCCAGTGAATTCATAATCTTCAATGAAGAATCCACTTGGGAAAATAGCCAGAGGAGGACGATGTGTGAGATCAACTCTTTCCTCATAACCAGATTTCATCTGACGAATAATACCACCTTCCTGAGTGCTGTATGCATAAGGACCATAGATTGGATTACCGTCATATGCCCAACCAAGAATTGGTGAGTGATATGTGCTTTCACTTTCGTTACCATTTAAAGTGTTCAGATCGGGAACACCAAAAGCAGTATCACTATTTGAGTTAATTGCATATGTGTTTTCTCTCAACACACGAGGTGCATAGATGTGAGAATATTCAAGATTATCATTTTGATTATTTTCACTGACAAATCCATCGTCATTGTTGATGGTGCTGAAGTTTCTTTGGAACAGGTTAATTGTCCACTTACGGATGTTTGGATCTGTTTTAGCCTGATAACCAGCAGCAACTACTGTTACTGATGTAGTATTGTCATATCCAATTCCACCACTAATGATTCTAACATCTACAAGTTTTCCATTATCAATGATTGGTGTGAGTTTTGCGTGAGTTCCAGGACCCGAAATAACGAGAAATGGTGGAGAATTGTATTGATGTCCCCTAGCATTAATGATTACATCAACGATTCTTCCATTGTTGATGATTGGTTTTACTAATGCACCTTCACCACTTTCAAAGAAAACATTTGGTTTTCTATCAAAGTTTACAATTTCAGAAGATCCATAACCAACACCACCATTGGTCAGTTGGATTGAATGAACCTGACCTCTGAAGAGTGGTTGAACTTGAGCATTGAAGTTTCTATTAACAGTTGTTGTAACTCCAACAATTCCTTCAACACTAACTTGAATGGGAAGATAGTTAAATGAACCACTACCTGTTGAATCAAAATCAACATAAAGATTACGTTCGTAGTAGTAATCTGTTGAGGTGTTTCCAGTTCCAACTTCACAAAGAGAGAAGTTATCATTATCAACCTTGATGACATAATAATTTTTGGTTGTTGAGAGTCCAACAACACCAGAAGTTCCAACTTGATAACGAATAACCTCTTTTGTATTATAACCGTGATTCTTAATGTTGATCTGGTTCAGTGATGTTGAAACACCAGCACTGGTGAAGTAACGTTGTCTATTCTTATAACCATCTCCAACGTCGGTAACCTCAATTCCACCAATAATGGTTTTTCTTCTGATAGCTTCAATCTCTTGAACACCAGAACCATAAGAAATCAGATTAACAGTGTTAACTCCAACATTAGCATCGGAGAAAGTGTTATGAAGTTTGATAGTGTGATCATCAACTACAGAAACATAATATTGTGCATCTGTAGCCAATCCTAAGACAATAGGAGATTTGTTTGGTTTGTATACTACTGCTTCATTTTGAACAAACTTGTGGAATGTAGAGAATCCAATTGTGTCTGATCCTACTGAAACATTACCAGCAATAAATTCAGCATTGAAAGTTGCAGAATGAACAATTGATGTCATTCTGGCTTCAGCTTTAGCAACTCTGGTTGGACTTCCACCAGTAATCTTAATAACTGGAGTTGATTGATAATCAAACCCAGGATCGATGATATTGATTCCTAAAAGGGATCCATCAACAGAAACTACACCTGTTGCACCAACACCAACACTATCTTGAATGTTGAGAATTGGGGGATTAATTACATCATAAGTTAAACCACCACTACTGATATCAATTCCCTCAAGATCACCATAATAAATTTGATTTTGTGATTTATAGTTAAGAACTTCAACACCATTAATCAAAATTCCAGTGTAACCAGGAACTGTTTCAAAAGATCCAACTTGTTTGGATGGAGCAGTGATCTCTCTTACAATTGGTTGTGGTGTTAAATTCTTTTGATAGAAATCAAAGTAAATAAACTGATTATTTTCAACTGTTCCACCAAGAGTTAGATACTTACCAGAAAACAGATCAGATCTACTTCTTGCAAGTTTGATTCTATTCTCATCAACACGTTTTACATAATAAACAGAAGCAGCAACGTTATCAAAGGAACTAAATGATTCAGTAACAACTTCAACACCATCAGGAGTTGTTGTAGTTGTTTTGATAGAACCAGGTTGATAATAGATTGCATCACCAGTGATGAAACCGTGATCAGAAGAGGTTGTTAATACAAGAGTTTGAGAATCTGATGAACTTCCAGAGAAGGTAATCTTCTTATCATAGGGATTGACTTGTGTATCACCATAATGTGGAATAGAATTAGATGAAACTAAAACATCACCATCAAATTTGGAGTATGTGTTTTGAACATTAGCAAAATAGTTGTTCAGAACAGGATAACGAGTTGAATTGCCCTTAAGAATTTGATTCTCAAGAGTGTAAACTAAACGAGTATCAATAGTTTGGCTTAAACGTGCAACAAATTGAGTTTCTGAGATAATTTTATAGATTACACCGTCAGTAATATCACCAATTGAACTTTTTAGCTTGATTTTATATTGTGGGTTTAAAAGTTGACTATCAAACGTTTGAATTTCATAAGCATTTTCAGTTACGTCAACCAATTTGACGGATTCTACGTCCCACTCTGTTTTTGTGTTGAATTTCCAGTTTTTGGATCTTGTTGACTCATCTTCATAACCAAGAGATTGAAGTGCAACAGTGTCACCTTGGTTATAGTAGTTGGTTTTCTCATCTAACTGCAATTCAGTTAGAGTTGAAGTCATTCTTACTCTAATTTCTTGAGAAGTGTCAATTCCAACATACGCATAAGAGTAAGTATTTTCTCTAATATCAGTTTTTTCGGAAAGGCTATCAAAAACACCAGAAACACTCAAAAACTGATTATAGGTCTTATCACCATAAGTTAAAATTCGTGAATCACCATCAGAATTAGTAACATAGAGGTAACCAGTTTGAGCAAAACCAACTGTTGAGTCAACATCGATGAATGTTGCTCCAACGGAAACCGAATTTAGAATTTTTGTTTTAGGATTTGGTTCAAATTTACCAAAAATGGTTCCATTTGTGTCAATATCTCTCTGATAACCATAATCAATGGAAATTTGATAATATTGACCTTGATCATAAAGAAGTCTTTCGACGTTTGTTACAGTACCTCTGGAATTTGTCGAATCTTGATATAAGGTAAGATTCTTTAGTTGAAGAGGATCTCCTAAAATCTGTTCAACAACAAAATCCTGAGTTACTTTGTATTCTGCATCAGAAGGTCTGAAGAGAAACTCACTTGGGCGAATAACATTGACATTTTCACCATAAAGTGCTTTGAAGAGAATCTTAAATGCATTATCAGTACCCTTAGACTGATAAAAAGTATCAGAATTGATGATAAAGTTTCTCTGATTCAACCCAGAATAGAGATTTCTTTCAGTAAATCCAGGAACAAACTGTTTTTTCAGTTTTTTGAAGAATTGCTGAAGAAAAAGTATGTTTAAATTATAAATTACAGCACCAGATTTGTGTTTTTGAGCTACAGATTCCTCAAAAACAAGTTGATCTGGTTCATTTGAGCTAATATATGACGTAATTCCGCTAAAACCTCTTACACAACCCTCAAAAGTGGTTGCGGTTTTGTGTGTATATGTGATAATTTCATCATCAATCTTCAAAAGACCATTATTTTCAGGAAAACCTTCAGTAAAATTGCCTGAAGCTGAAGAATTGATGGTAGAATCAGTAAAACTGATGTCGTTTTCAAGAATTGTTGAATTTTTTAGGTTAAAAAGGTTCTCAACCTTGACATATTGGTCAAGATTTTGCACCAAATCAAGTGTACCACTCTGAAATTCCTGAGAAACGTAGTATTGTTGCAGAAATTCTTCTAAAAGTGGAAAATCTTCTCTTACATAGCGAGGGAGTTGACTCGCAACGATGTCCTGAAACTTTACTCTATCTATTGTCATCGAATTTTAGTAAGAATATGTGGTACCAGACGAAGATGTGATCGTTGATCTGGAGTATCTACCAGAAGAAGACGATGTATTTGATGAAGAACTCACGGAACTTGGTGCCAAAGATGATATAATTGGAGTTCCACGAACTAACGTGTTACCTTGATAACTGGAAGTCACAACATAGTCACTTCCAGATACATCATCACCTGAAGAAATACGATCGTTAATCATATTTACCACAGTATTTGAGGGGTCTAATTGGAGATAAAGATCTTGAAGACCAATTACATCGTTAGAGTAAGGTGTGGCTGAAATTTCAACAATAGGAACACCACGATTTACTTCTGTTGAAAGAATTTTGATTGGATTTAATCTAATTTCACCCTTGATATAATCAACAATTCCAACATTGTTTCTCACAACAACGTATTCTGTGGGAGAAAGGAGTTTGAAGAGGAAAACTTCACCAGTCAAAAGGTCAGAATTTGCAACATCACCCAAATAAACAGTGTCATTTACGCCACTAATCTTGAATCCAGACGATTTAATGTTAAATCCAAGAGTCTGACTATTGAAAACTGGACGATGACCGTGATTCTTCACATAAAAACGGTTACCATAACAGATTTCATACTCTGCAAACTGATTCAGTTTAGCTCCTAAGTCACGTCTCATGTCAACTGTGGTGATGTTTGACGTAATTGACTCGTGACTTTCGTCAATTACCTTCTGGAACTTACTGAATTTGAATCTTGCACCGAACTTATTCAGTTGAGTTGAGTCTGCATAATTGTTAATGTTGTTAGTAACAATCGATTTTACATATTGTGGTGTTGGTGCAAGGTTGGTGTTGTAGTAAACTGACGAATTTGTCTCAACATAAAGGTATTTCAGGTCTACAATTTCACTAACAATACCAGCAACAGTGTATTTTCTAAGATCAAGTTGGATATTTCTCTTAACTTCTGAAGAAAGATATACACCATTATAGGGTTTGATACTCACAAACACCTTTCCATACACTGGTGGAACCAAATCTTCACCACCAAAAGCGGTTACTGACTCAGTTTCTGGATAAATCTGAGGAACAATAGCTTCAAAATCAGCTGCCGTTACTGCACGATACTGAGAAGAGTAGATTTGAGTGGAATATTTTCTAACTGATTCGACACTTTCAATGTCTGATCCACCTTTGGACGCTGTGTTGGTGGATAAAAGTGAGATTCCAGAGGTAATTGGATTACCATTGTTGTCTGCAATTTGTCCAGCAAAGGAGAAACCAGAGATTCCATTACCATCTTCACCATTTGTGATGATGTAACTTGCTGTAATGTAGTTTGGTTCTTGAAGTTTCTGACCAAAAATACCATCACCAAAGAGAAGTTCATATCTTTCTCCATCAGATTCTTGAAGAAAATAGATTGGTGAGGTTGAAGTTACACTTACAAGACTATCAAATTGATTATACTTTCTTGAAACTGTTGATTGTTGTGATTCTCTTACGATCACAGAAATCAATGATGTATCAATTCCAGAGTTTGTAAGAATAAACTTCTGATTTGGTGTTTGTGAACTTACTGTAAAATTCTGAGTAACGTAAGTTCCCTGATAAATGTCAATATTTTTGAATTCTGCAACTCCATTAGACTTAACAGGAACTGTAATATCAGAAGGAATTGAGAAAATGTAACTCTGAGTTCCAAACTGTCTATTAGTAATAGCAACAATTCCAGCCTTCAGAGTTAAAGTAACAGCTGTTGTATTAGAAGCGTTTACAGTGAATGAGATATTTGCTACAGATGCCTTACGAGAACGAGGAACATAACCAATGTTCCTTGCGAGTGATACGATATTATTTCTTAAAGTGGCACTATCAATGAAGATCTCATTCGTCACCATGTTGGCGTTGTATGAGTTGATGTAGGTGTTATAAGCTAACGTGTCGATGATCGTTGAAAGGTTGGATCCTTCAAAATCATAATCAGTAAAGTTAGAGTTGGCACGCAAATAATCCTTGATGGATTCTTTGATCTGATCAAAGTCTACGTTGCTGAAATTTACTAAAGGCATTTACCTAGTAAGTTGAAGTGCAAATGTAAGTTCTTGTTGTCCAGCATCAATTCCAACGATAAAGTATCGAATCAATACATCAAAAGCATTTTCATCATAATTTGGAGTCACCTCTACATTCTCCAATTCAACTCTTGGTTCGTAGTTGTTGATTGTATTTTCGATTTCTGAACGAATGGCTGAAGCAGTCAATTCATCCATATTTTCAAATAACAGATCATAAACTCTCGAACCAATGGTTGGTTGAAATGGTTTATCACCAGGAGAAGTCAATACAAGATTTCTGACTGAGCGAGCAATTGCGTTCTCATTCTTAATTGCAATGAGATCGTTGTTTATAGGATTGATCTGAAAAGATGCACTAATGTCCTTAAAACCTTTGCTCGTTCTTTCAACAGGCACTTGAGATGTTACAACAATCGTTCTTATTTAGTCGATAAGTGTGACGGTTTCTGTTGTCGTTTCGTCTTCTAAATCTGTGGTTTCAAATAAACCATCAGTGTTCTGATTTCTTCTATTCTTTGGAGTTTGGCGATCATTCGCAATCTCTCTCAGAAGATTCTGTTCGTTGTTTTCCATTTCTTTCCTTTGATGTTTTCCAAAAGTATTCATCTTCACGTCCCATTCCCAATCGATCAAATCCATTCTCTACAGAATATTCAATAGTTGAAACTTTGAAATCTGGTTGTAATGGTTGTTCGGGAGTGAGACTATTATCATAGATTCTCATTCGATTGTTTGGATAGAGAGCATATTGCCCATTCTCCAGTTCAATCAGATTATGAGATTTGTGTTCTGCTGGTTTCTCACTGGTTGCATAATCAATGAAATCAGGATCACTATGATAGTTATCTATAGTACAAATGTAAGTTCCCTTTATTATACCATGCTCAC